TTAAATCATTATAGCTTTCATCGGAAATTTCATACTTTTGTTTAAAAGCATTTTCTTCAGAAGCTCTACGTGATTGCATAGATTGTTGTTTTGCATAATCACCCAATCTTCTTTGCACTACTCCATCCACTGTTGCATTAAACAACTTTGCAGATGAAGAGCTAGGGTCTGACAAAGCTTCATCATAATCAAATACGAAATCTTCGTCTAAGCCAAGCTGCTCTTTTACGCTCTTAGGAGCTGAGCCGCCACCCTCAAAATAACCTCTCACGTGAGAAATTAAATTAGGGTCTTCTTTCATTGCATTTAGTAAAGGCATATAAGGTTCTAACTCATTTAAACGATTATTAAGTCGTTTAGCTTCACGAGAAGAATCACTATATCTCTTTTCTAAATTAGCTATATCCTCATTTGGATTAGCTTGTTGCTCTACACCAGGGTTCCCTTGAGGGGAAGTTATCTGTTCTTGAGCCTCAGTTTCAATTGGCTGTTCTAGCGTTTCACCCATAACTTGTTTATCAAGCTGAGAAAAAAATTCTTCAGCCACAGCATTGTCTTCTGGGGCTACTTGTTGTTCTGCTCTATCGGCATCATCAACTAATAGGTTGTCCTTATTTTTACTCATACTGTACTCCTTCTAATTTACAGTTATTTTTTCTGTTTATCAACACTAATCTTTTTCTTTTCTAGTGCTAATTCTTTTTTCGCAAAATCAACATTATCTTTCATTCTACTTTGTAATAGACGCTGTTCCATTTGCGTTTGTGTTAATTCTTTATCTACTGATTTACTACCTTCATTAATCTTATGTCTAATTCCAGCTTGAACTAATTGTCTCTCTAATGTTTCAATAGTTCCTTCTTGGTCTTTCAGATGCTCTTCCATATTAGTGATTTGTTGCTGCATTTGTGAATACATACTTTTACGTTGCAATAATGGTTTTTTGTTTCTTATATCTGTTTGTTCAATCATTGCAATATCGTCAATTAAACCAGCTTGAAACCACTTAAAATATTCGTCTTGTAATGCCCATCTATTTACAGGTTGAGTAGAGCCAGCAATTATACGAACATCAAATTTAGAAGTTTGATAATCATTAAATCTTTCTATAACATTTCCATAATCGTTATAAATTGGAATATTAATTGATACTTCTTTAACCTCTCCTTCTGTTGCTCCTGCTTCTGCTTGTACAATTCTAAATACTTTTTGAGTTGTATATGTAAATTGAGCTATTTCTTTGAAAATTTTACCCATATGTTCTAAAGCAGGTTCAACAACATTATTTACCCATTGCCTAACTCTTCTTGTTCCGTATTCATCCATGGCTAACATACCACGATAAGTTTCATGGCTATCTTGTCCTACGCCTTGCATACTAGAAGAAATTCCACTAATATGTTCTATATCTGCTTTTCCTTGTTGTGTAACTGTATAGAAAGCATTATTAATTGGTAAAGGTTGAACTGGTGTTGGAGCTTCAAATCCTTGTCTATATTTTAACATAGCACCAGGACTACTTGAATATTTTTCCCATTCTTCTTCATCTACACTTCCTTCAGTATATAACCATCTTAAATTAGATGCTAAATTTGCATTATGTAACATAATTTGATGTGCTTTATTAATTTCTCTTTGTTTACCAATCATTGGAATTACTGCACTCATAGGATAAGGAGTATTAGTATGTTGATATGGTATAGGAATAATTGGATATTCTTCTATAGGAAGTAAAGACTCATATAAAAACATATCTCCTACAGAAGCACTAACTTTAATTTGTGTTTCAAAAAAGTCTATAACTTCAACAACTTGTGATGAAAAACTCTCTTCTTTCATTGCAATATCAAATGCACTTTTATCCATTACAGTTTGAATTGTCTTTGTTTGAGCTCTTACCAATTCTGCTTCCATCATCGCTTGTTGTTCTGCAATTTTAGCTTGAACCTCTTTTTGTGCTTTTTCTAATTCTAGCATCATTCGTTCTTCTAAAATTTCTCCTTCTTGAACTAATAACATTAATTCTTGTTCTCTCTCTTTTAAAGAAACTTGCATTTCTGCAATCATATCTTGCATTTGTATTTCTGCTTGTTGTTTAATTTGAGCTAATTCTTGTTCAGTAGGAGGTTGTTGTAACCATAAATTAACCTTACTAACTTTTTCTTTGCTATATACTTCATAAAAATCAAGAATTTCATCTTGTTCTCCTTCCAAAGTATATGCTTCTTGTTCAACATCTCCTGGCAATATTGTATTAGAATCATGAATATCTCTCATAGAATATTGTTTTGTTTGAGTAGAACCGCTTGCTCTTACAATTTTTCTTTTATATTGAGGTAATAATTTTGTTAAAGATGTTTTTGATAAGTTCTTTTGAATAATAACATAACTTGCATCACGAAATAAAAAGTCTCTACTCATTGGGTCTATATAAACATCATAAGGGTCAATAGAATTAAATACAACTTCTCCCATTCCCTTGTCTGCATCAGGGTCTACGTCTATTTTAAAAAATCCTATTCCCTTTACTAGCGAATCTTGAATCACTTGACCAAATAAACTCTTACCATCTGAATTATGCCAACAATATTCAGAAACCATACTATGAACATGAGCAATATCTGTATCGCTTCCTTCAGTTCCAACTGCTTGCCATCTTGGACTATTAGCTGTAACAAAATATTTCATAATATCAATTGCAGGAGTAATACGATTAATAATAAAGTCTGGCATACCTCCTTCTCTTAAATCTTCCAATTCTTCTGCAGTTAATTGTTCATTCAAAAAGAAATCCATCCCTTTTTGAGAATCCATAAACCATTTTTTTCTATAGTAATTATTTGCTTTATCAAATAACTGCTTATTTAAATCAGCTTTATTCTTTCTGCCTCGTTTAGCCATTTAACACCTTTGTTTTATCATTTGTTAAAATATTGTTGTTCAAAATTTTCCATTTTTTGTTGAAGATTTTCGTCTTTTTTCCATTTTTTATGGGTATACATATTCTTTATTTTTTGTTCAAGATTTTCGTCTTTTTTCCATTTTTTATCAATATACAGACTCTTTCCATATTGAGGAAATTGTTGCCTTTTTTTAATTTTATCACTTTTTCCTAAATTAATTCTTACAGGGTTTCCTGCTTTTTCAAATTCTGAAGTACCAAGCTTTCCTGCTATAATTCCCATAGCTTTGTAAGGGTTTCCTTCCTTAAGTTGTTGGAAAATACCTTTTAAAGCATCAGTTGTGGTCATATTTTCAGTCATATTCGCAAACAAATTAAAGTCATAGTTATCACTTATAATGAGATTTCCTTCTTTGTCTTTAGACAATTGTGCTTGTCCTAGAGTTGTTGACATACTTTTATATGGGTCATAGCTTTGTTTTATTAAATCAAGTAGACTATCACTCTTTCGAATTTCATGAAATCCTCCACCATAAAAATTTATTGGAAAATTTTTACCTCCCGAAGTATATTCTTCAACAATTGACTTATTTAGGATTAAGTCTTGTAAAAAACTTAATTCACTACTTGTTAAGTCATCTTCAGTAAAAGTTTTATTAACACCAAGTAAGTCTGCTAAAAACCATCTAGCATTTGAAGGTATAAAATCCTTCAATCTTTTTCCTTTTTTCCCTGTTTTTCTCATGGGTAATGGCATACTAACTTTCCTTATTTCTTTTTATTTTTTTCTTGTTCTTTAGCAACGGCATATCCAAGACCACCAGCACCAAGCGCCGCTTTTTGTGCTTCATTCATTCTTTTTGCTTTTTTTATTGCTTGAATAACTTTCTTGCTCGCTTTATATGGAAGGGTTAATTTTTTCGTTGGATTGAACAGCAAATCAGCAGCTTTAACTACGCCTGCTCCTGCTTTTTGTGCTACGCGCATTCCTTTTTCTATCTTATCAGCATTTTTGGCTAAGTATCTTCGATACGCTTGTATTGTTTCTTCTCGTGTCATTCCTCTCATTAGCCTAAGCTGATTCTGATTTCGTAAAGCTGAAGCTTCATTAGCTCCCAATAATTGAGCTGTTTGTCTAGCTTTCGTAGCTGTTTGTTTAGCTTTCGTAATTGTTCGTTTAGCTTTTTTAGCCATTATTGACTCCTATTTTTAGTTTAATCTCTTATCTCGAAGTGGGGTAAGTCATCAAAATTATTATCTTTTAATTCAGTATCTCTATCCCAGTCTCCACCCCAACGAATATTTAAACCCATTGAAGCAGCAATACCCATAACAAATCCAGCAAAATATGTAAAACGTTCTCTATCTTTCCAATCTATTGGATAAGGAGCAACATCTACAGCTAATGATGGATACTTATTATGACTTCCATCTGGGTATTTTAATTTACTAAACCCATCTTCAAATGCTTTATTCTGTTCTTCTTCGCCACGATGACCTTGTAGAACAGTACAATCAAAATCTTCTACTACTCTTTCAAATAGTTCTATTAATCTTGGGTCGCAAGTATTTAATCTTTCTTGTGATTTTTTTCCAAAACTTGCCATTATTTCATTCTATTAAAATATTCTATTAAAATATCTTTATATGATTTCATTTCAGGTTTTTTTATCATATTTTTATGGGCTTCTTGAGTCAAAGGTCCAGCTATACTATCAATTTCACCTGTATAAAATCCACGTTTTTTTAATATTTCTTGATAATCAGCTATATCTTTTTTGCTCATATTTACAAAAGGGTCAACTCCTAATCTTGTTTGTCCTAAAGCATAGTCTTCAACTCCGTGGTCTTTAATCCAATCATTAGCATCTTTCTGTGCTCCTTCTTGACTTTGACGTTTTTGCCTTGCTTGAAACTCTTCGTTTGTTTCTCCTTCGTATTGTGTATATTTCGGCATAACTTATTCCTTATTTTTTATAAACTTTTTCTGCTCCAGCAATTCCAAACGAACCTAATGTTACCCAAACAAATGAATTATAAATATTGTCGTTAATAATAATTTCTTGTCCTAATAAACCTGTTACTAAATCTACAATTCCAAATACACACATAAGTGCAAAAGAAATAAATCCAATAATAGATTTTTCGTTATATTCGTTTTTATCTTTAAATATTGCCCACATATTTTACTTATGCTACTAACCAATGTTTCGCTTTTCTTTTTGGTTTATACCATTTTGGCTTATCTTTTGAATCATTTTGTTTATAATTAGGCGGAAAAGCATGTAAATTCGCATAATATAAACCTTCAATTGTATCATCATGAGCCATTCTTGGTCCAAATGTAACGATTTCATTGATTAAATCAAACATATTTTCTCTAAAATATAAGGAACCTACACTAAAAATGCCACTTAAACCTGAATAAATTCGATTTCTTTTCTGTGTTCCTCCTGGTTTTTCAGGAATTACGCTAATATCATAACGATTAATTCTCCTCCTTTCGTCATTTAGCGCTTGAAAAATACTTCTATTCATAGCAACATCTTCTACTGTAGCACTCTTGCAATTGTATTTATTATACAATTCAATAATATAATCTACTACTCCTTTTCTATCAAAAACTTTTCCATCCTTATCTTTTGCTCCTAGTGTAGGAATACTACGATGTCTTTCATATTCTAATACATAACGATTATTATTTGCATCAACTGCTATAACCATAATTACACTAAAGTCTGATTCTTTTGTATCAATATCTGTAGCTGGGTCACATCCTATAAAAGTATTAACAGGAACTTTATCTCCATCTTTAACAATATAACCTAATTCCTCTTCCTTATCATATTCGTAATATCCTTCCCAATATTTAATATGTTTTTGCGTCCAAACTGAATCTTCTTCTGATTGAACTTGCATCATATATTCTTGATAGAACTTAGATGGCGTTCCACTATCTTGATAGAATTTCTTTTTTTCTGCTAACTTTTCTAATGGAAACCACCCTGGCCAGAGAGATGTACCATCAGGCAATATAGCTTTATAAGTAATTACCTTCCATGCAAAATCGTCTTTATTTTCTTTTTGACGTTCATAATTAATGATGAGATTGTTAATAAAACTATCGTAGTGCACAGGAGTACCATTAACCCTAAGCCTACCAGTATGAGGCTCAATAGCAGGATAAACCACAGCAGTAACGAGATTAGAGTTTTTACTACGTGCTTCAGCTGTGATTGTATTGGCTTCGTGTTCGAAGTCGTCGAGAATAATAAGGTCGTATCTCTTATGTAACTTAGCCCCTCCTCTAATCCCTGCAACATTCGATTTACTAATGAGTTTACATCCATTGGTTAACTCCACATCTTCTTCTGTCCATTTCTTTCCTTTCAAATTACCAAAGTAATATTTTATTTTATCGTTATACTCAAAGTGATATTTAATATAATCCATATTCCCTACACTTAATTTTTGAGTAGCGGATACCCAAGCATAGAATAACATATCGTCTTTAGGACAAAAACAAAAATCTTTAATGATACTTGCTTTCGTCAACACAGTCTTTCCATGTCCTCTTGGAAGAATGATAGCTAATTGCTTCGCATCTCTATCATCAATAGCATCCGCCATCTCATAGTGAAAGGGAGGAGTTTCACTTCTCATAAAATCGTCAGGTAAAAATAATTTACCAAACGCTATTAAGTCTTTACTTGCTAGCCTTAGCGCTTCTTCCGCTTTGCTTACGTTTTCCTTGTTTATGTTCATCTTTTTTCTTTTCTTTTTTTGATAAATCTATTAAATATTTTTGTAATTTCTCTTCATCTTTATTCATATGAATATATTTATCAAGTATATTATCAATCATCATTACATGACGTTGTAACATTTGTAATTCCATTGCTATTCCTTTAATAGCTCTTAACAAATCATGTTTTGTTAATGTTTTTTTATTCATCTTAGCCATTAGCCTTGCCCCCTATATCTTTTTTTATAGTATTTTTTAGACAATTTATTGCCAAATTTTGTATTATGGCTTTGTCCTTGTCTAGTTTTTTTCTTTCTTTTAACCCTTTTTTCAAAGGCTCCAAATATTCTTCTTCTCATTAGTATTTCTTTTTCTTAGTTTTTTTCTTAGTAGTTTTCTTTTTTTTCTTTGTATTATAGCTTCTTCTTAAATCGCCTGTATCTAATTTTTTCATTTAATTCTCCCAACAGTTAATACGTTCTCTATCAAATTCCATTGTAATCCAACCCGTGCGTTGAATACCATAGAAACTATATCGTGCATAATCAGCATATCTAAGGAATGACCCTCCTCTTACATACCATTTACGTCTTAAGGTTTCTTCTCCTTTGTCATCAATAGTTAAAGAATCCATTGGCTTACAATACAACTGATGGTTATGTCCTAAAAAGTATACATCGCCGTCAGAATAAACTGAAGCCATTTTATCAAGTTCCGTATCCCCATTCTTTGCTCCACTCTTTCCATGCCCACTTACTAAAAACCAATCTTTTTCTCCGACTGAAATTTTAGCATATCCAGGCAATCTGAAATATGGAACATCCATTTCACTTGCTAAGGTTTTACATACATCAAAATCTAATATATTGAAACTTCTTAGATAGTCGTGATTCCCTCCTCTTAAAAATAGGCATTTATCTTGTATGGGTTGAACAAGTTTTAAGAAACTTAAATATTGTTCTTCTGGTGGAATGCCTTGACCTCTTTGGTTTATTTTGTAATTAGGGGGAATCAGTTCTATCATATCTCCGTTCCCAAACCATCGTGCATTTGGGTCTTCATATATAATCTTGATTGCCTCTTGGAATTTCTTTAAATCAAACTCATTCGCTCCAACATGTATATCCGTTAATCCGTGGATACGAACTTTCTCATCTGATTTATAATGAAATAGTTTTCCAGGTTCTATATGCATCTTATCATATTCTTTTACATCTGATGGGATAGGTATTGAAAACCACTTCCCACAACTTTTGCAACTAAATTGCTGCTTTACTGTCTCTTTATTTCGTTTCTTACCTTCTTTTTTAGTAAGCATACTACTGCAATGTGGACAAATCATTTACTCCTCCTCTTTTGGCGATGGTAGAATTTTTCGTTGAGCTCCTTCTATTTCATCAGGGCTAAATCCTTGAAACATTCCAACAACACCTGTTTCTATTTTCTTAACTTGATTACCTAGTGTACCGATTGCTTTCCCTAATTCCTTTAAGGATTGCAATGCGATATTTTGGTCTTCACTTGTATCTGCTAATTGTTTGAGGGACCCTAATATATATGCATGGTCTATCCCAAGTTCCTTAGCGATTTCTTTAGATGTTTTTTCTATCTCACTCATTACTCTCTCCTGTTTAAGTAATATTACTGCTTTTTTTCTAGCTTTATTTCGATTTGCTTCAGTAAATGCTTTCATATAAGCACTCACAGCATCTTTTCCCACTGCGACGCTAGTCGCAAAAATTTTTTCCTTGTTTGTACAATTGGTACGTTCCTTCACTCTTTTGTTTGTATTCTTGATTTTGGTACTAAATGTGTAGCGATTTGGATGTTTCTCAAAGTCGGTATCCATATATGTTTTCTTTGCATTGATAAATGTTCCAACTATGGTTCTTACATACCCTTTTGATTGTTTATAATTTTTAGAATCATTTGGATGTTTTAATTCAGTAGAAACTTTTAATAGCTGAACAATACGCTTATCATCACTCAACACCCAATCCCCTTCCTTTGCATCTCTCCATTCGGAGTGAAGTATCCCGTTGGGATGGTCCGCTTTCCATTCTTCTTTATTATCATACACGTAATGACGTTTATGTCTTATCTTTCTACTTTCCACGAGATTTGCTTAATTGTTTGTGTAATGATTCAATTAAAAACATTACTTCTTTATCAACCCAATATTTTTTTCCATTGATTTCTATAGGTACACTTCTTGTTCCCTCGGCAGCATCGTCTTCATCTTCTATAGCCATCATGACTTCATCTTCATCATTAATAGCATTTGATAGAAGGCGCTCTAGTTTTACTAGCTTTTCCATTTGCCCCAAAATTCGTTCTTGTTCCTTCTGAGGAAGTCTACTAAGCCAATTTATTTGTGAACCCATACTTTTTTTCCTTGACAAACTCTACAAAATCTTTTATCTTCAAGTAATCTACGTAGCTATCACAGATACTAGTAGATAATAGTAGATTATATAGATTTCTTTTTCTTTGTTACTTTCTTTTTCTTTAAATCGCTTTCTACAGCTTTCTCACGTTCTTCTTCTATTTTAGCTATTGCGATATTAAGCAGTTCTTCATATTGCTTACGTTGTTCTGCTTCTTTTCTAGCAACCCCAGTTAAAGCGTTGCCTCCATCTAAGTCTTTACTTGTTATATATCCGTCATCTGACATTATATACTCCTTTATTTAAGTTTCTATATGAATCTACGCATAACCCCATGTTATTTGCAAGAAAAATTATAGCATTTTGAAATGTAGCTATATATAGAGAGGGGTCCCCGTCAACTGGAGTTTACGTAGTTTTAATTTTCGTTATAAACGAAGTTAGGAGGGTATCAATGTCTGAATTTGAGAAGACATTAAACCACATCCCACAAGCTATGGTTGCAATAACAGAAGACCTGTTATATGGCAAGGCAGCTGGAGTTCGCACTTCACTCCAACCATGGCAAGTCGAACGAGCATTCAATAGTGTTCACAGTTCAGTCATTCAGATGAAAATGGACGCTGGTTACAAAGGGCAAGTTAAGAAGTCTACACTTCTTCAGCAACCTCAGGATAACCAAACCGAGGAGCAATCCTTGTCTGTTGAAGAACGTTTCGACCGATTAGAGGCAGTTGTTGATTCAATCGCCACTAAGGTGGATGGTTTAACGCCCCCAACCTAGGGTGAAATATAGGTGGGAGAGCAATCTCCCTTTAATAGTACTAATTATACTGTGTTATACATAGCAGTATATCGAAATTGGACAGGGGAGTCGTATAAAGGACTCTCCAGTTCGTCTAATAGTCATAATATGTTAATAACATGTTAATAACTACCCTATATATATAGCCTTATGTGGATAACATGGGGATAAACTATAATATATATCATTTCCTTAATGAAGGTTTATAGATTAGTATAAAATTGTTTCTAACAAAAGGAGGTGAAACATATGGGTATTCATGATTATTTGGTCTTTGTTACTATGCCAACTACTTCTAGTGCGGATAGTGATATTGACCATAAGATAAGATTGTTATGCGATATAAAAGCTAATAATTCTATCGAAGCCTGTTCCAAAGTATCTATGGAGTATAAGATAGATAAGGATAGGTTAAGGGCTGTGTTAATGAAAAAAGCACATAGAATTTGGAGTATTGAAACATATACTAACCACTATGTGACTTTTAAAAGACTCAATCCTTAATGTTTTAATAGGGGCTATTATATATTATAGTAGCCTCTATAAACTTTAATATAAAAAAGAGGTATCAAAGTGGATTATAAAGAGAGAGATAGATTATTTAAGAAATACATTAATGAATATAAAAAAAGATTTAATATTGAACCAAGTCTAATAGATTTACGTATATTTGTAGTTAATAATAATACAGAAGAGAAATTATTAAAAAGAATTGAGGAACTACAATCATTTGAAGGGGCGCAGATTCCTTAATATCGGTTAGTTTGATGTGGGTTTGTTTTACCTCTTGTTTGCGCCCTTTATATTAAGATTTAGATGTGTTTTATCTCATTTATGGGAGTTTTCTACATCAACTTATGAAAATAAAAGATTTAAGGTAACTATGAAGTAGCAAAGTGGAGTCTATATAAGTTGTATTATAAAAACTTTGTGAAAGATACAACTAGTTACCTTTAGTATAAGATTTCGTGTACTCTACGATGTCAAGAGTCGGCTACATATAGTCGTTAAATAAACCTTAGCAATAGGGTATAAAGTGTTGTATTTTCGAAAACAGATACAATGCGACATTTCGGTGTTTAAGTATGGATGAGAGTGCGAGGATATAGTTAAACAAATTCCTTACAAGGGTTTAACTGTGTCCAGATGGATTTAGCAAGTCCATTGAGCAGCAATGCAAAGCATACATCTCTAGAATATGACATAAAGTGTAGGAACTTAATTGTTGTATTCAGTCGGCATATGTCTATCTAATATGAAAGTATTAGATGATAGAACCAAGACCATGTAAACTTCTCCTACGAAGAGCATATGGATAAGATTTGTATTTTGTGGTTAGAAATAACTATGAAGCAATAACCTTAAGCACTTATCCTGCTGTAGTTTTTAACTAAAAGTGATTAAATTATATCACATGATGATAACAACGAAAAAAGTCTTTTGGCGTTTGGAAGATAAGTCGCCTTGTGCTACTGATAACACGTAGCTACTTATTATCTCTCAAGGATAATTGTAATGTATACGAG